TTCTCCTCCTTGATTATATTGTTTCATCCAATCTGATAAATACATTATTGCTTTTTCTTTAGACAGTTCAAAATGTTTTTGAAGATATACTCCCGCTCCAAACATATTAGTTTCACCAGATTCTCTTAATTGTTCGAGATATAGATAAACTTCATTTCTCCAAAACTCATCGTTTACCATTTTATCTGGCAAATCTTCAGCATTTAAGCAGTCTTCACACATTCTTTCATCAGTATCATATTGATGGTCTTCTACCTGTTGCTCGCATATACAGCAAGTCCAATGTACTCCCATTTTTTACTCCTTTATGCTTTCTTTTAGAGCAACTATATTATTAACAATATTTTTTAATTGTTTCCCATTTACATAAAGTCTTGATTGTATTGATTTTAGAGCTGTAATAGTATCTTCAAATTTAGAGAGCTCATCTTCTGTTAACCTATCAAAAAGATTTTCAAAAAGAGACTGAACTTCCTTTAGAACTTTGTCTATGTTTACAGGGTTGTTTTGGTCTATGTAACCCATGTTTATATAATCTTTTTCCATTTTTTACTCCTTTTATTATTTAAATGAGGGCAGTGAAGAATAAATTCAAACACTACCCCCATTATTGCAGGGATGCGGGTATATCTACCATAGCCAACCGTAGGAATTCTCACTTACCTTCCTTTAGTTAATATTTTTACACCCCAGTTCTTCTACCACCATTTCGTAATGAATACCCCATTTGTGGCTTGCGGTGATTAGGCATTATTTTTAATCTTCCATTAGGAATCGTCACAACCGTTACTTCACCTTCAGTATGTACATTTAATACCCTGTCTGGAATATTCTTTTTGAGTTCTTTGATTGTTACCATAGCTTTATTGGGTTCCTGTTATTGTAGTTATAGATATTTTCTATCATTCTTAGATAGTCATTGACTTTTGTACAATTAACAAACCTTGTTGGGATTTGTTCTACTTTGTGTATCAGTACATCATGTTCAAACTCGGGATGAGTTAATAAATCAATATATACTGATAGGAATGTACGGTTACGATAGACTCTATCATTAAATTGTTTAAATTCATATACTTTCCCAAGTATGTCATGGACTATATCAAGCTTCTGAGTTACCTTGAATTCACCTCTTTTGAATTCTTGTAGCATTGATTTATCGTTTCTACCAGATAACACACCTATTAGAGTTGAGATAGGATATAAGTATTGTTTCTTAAACCCGGCAAGCACTTTATAATCATGCTTACCTCTTGCACAATAACTGTGTAATGAGTCTGGAAGGCTCCATGCGTCTTGTGCAGAGTTTAATGCTCCTATATCATCTATATCCATGTCTGAGAATCTGTAATATATTGGAATTTTCATCTCCATGCACGTCACAAACCTATGCTGTCCTTCTACGATAATTAGTCTACCATCTTTATCAACTACTACTTTTATTTCATTTTCATGGGTGAGGTCTTTACGCTCGATTTCTACTTTGAGCTTAGATATTTTATTAGGTCTTATCAACCTATTGCTTTCAATCAATAGAAACTTGTTGTAATCATCATCAGTGTTACCTGTCTTAAATATAGGGACAAGTATTCTTTCATCGCCCGCAGCGGCAGACTCTTGTTTCTTGTTTAGTTTTATTTGTGTTGTTTTCATTATTATTAGTGCCTTTAGTTGACTTGTTGTGAAAGGATGGCCCGCTCGTTATGTGGAAGAGGAGCATAGAGTCCCACACATTGTAGTTGTGGTATAACAAACGGGCCGAGGTTTATTGATTATAGTATTGGGTACCAGTATTTATATCCACAATCATCATCAAAGATTGATATCTTATCTAGCCTGATTTTACTATTCTTATGGATATATTCTATATCATCTGGTGATATTGGCTCCCAGTAACCCACTCTTACATATCTAGTATTATCAAGAGAAGTCCTAAACTGTACTCTATCATACTTCTTCATTCTTAAAAGAAGTTTTGCTTTAGATTCATCATCATTAATAGGACTGTCTGAGTTATTTGCTACAAGTGTTTCAAATACTTCACTACTAGACTTCTTCTGTTTATCAACAGTCTTTTTAATATAGTACTGTCCATACTTAGTACCATATCTATTGCGAATCATATTTGTACCAATACTCATACCTTCACCTCTAAGGATGTTGATGATAGATGCTAACCGCATACCCCAACCTCTTTCATATGCTTCGACTGGTGTTAAAGTATTACCTTCTAAAAGATATTCTTTAACTTTTTGTTTCTGTGTCTTTCTCTTCACTGTTATTCTCCTCTTTGTTTGTTTTGATTAAATCAGTAAATCCAAGAACCCATTTTAATGACTGTACCCATCCATGATTAACAGCAGCTGACTGTGCAGTTCCACCCCTTAATGCTTTATCTTGACAATCTGCTAACCTTATGACTATATCATCTTTGTGTTTCAAATTTAGTTTAGGCATCTTTATTATGTTCCTTAATAGTGTTGTTGACCAAGTTAGTATGAATTGTATTGTATTATTATAATATAAAGTGGTTATATATTTTTATAATTAAAAGAATAAAAGAGAGGAGGGGGCCATCTTGGATTCACCCGACTGGCCCCACTCTCTAATATGATTACATTCCCTCAGCTGCCTCGAGGTCGTCCATTGATGTATCAAGTTCAGAGTTCTCAAGGCTGTCCACTGTTCGTTGGTCAGCTAGGTATCTGAAACCTGAGGTACTGTGCTTGACTAGAAAGAAGTCACTGCCTTCGTGCTCTACTGTGCCGTCTGAAACCTGTGCGTCAATAGGAACTATTTTCTTTCCATTGTCTGTATTCACTGGTACTGTGATTGAGATTGTTTTTGCCATGATTGGCCTCCATTAGTTAATGTAACTTGATTAGGTTCTAACTTAAAATCGGATTTCCATAATCCTCTTAAAAGGTTTACGAGTTGATTATGTATCTATTTCAAAATCCTACATTTTTTTCTTAAAAGAACTTGGTCAAATAAAGCTTTTGTATAGCTTGACATATAGTCTAAATTCAAGGGTGGTAGGGTTAGGGATTTTAAATAATAATGTGTACGTTTTATGGCTAAAGAAATAAAGGAATTATCTAAGCTCCCTGTTGAGCATCAAACACAGATACTTGAAGCTTTGTGTAAGAACTACCAGCCTATAGAAATAGATGATAAAGTGTACTTAATCCCAGAGGCGGTAAACGAGTTAATAGATAACCTCGTAATGCAGTTAAACGATTTATATGTATTGAGAGAACAAGATAGCGTTGGAAAAGAGAGCAATTAAAAATATAGTTCACTATGTTTATGATGACATAGATGAGTTTAGAGAGCATCATCCAAACACAGTAGTCCATCCAGACTGGAAAAAAGCCGATGAAGGTGATTGGGTATATAGTGATGATGATAGGATTATCCAACTATTGAAAGTAGCGAAGCAGGTAAACCATCCTAATGACAGGAAGAATTATAAGTTCGCTAAAGGTTGGGTAAGGACTGTAGTAGGCAGTTTCATTAACCGACCTAATACTAAGATGGATACTGACTTTAGTGAGCATAGCAATAGGTACACTTTTAGCAAGACTATCAAAAATGCAAGCCAAAGAGTCAAAGAAAGGACTAAGATAACTAATAAAGAAAAACATTTTGCTACTAATGTAGTAGTAGGTATGGGGGCAGTAGAAGCATATAAGAATGTGTATAAAGAACTCTCAGACCAAAAAGCAAGGAAAAAAGCAACAATACTATTAAAACAGGAAAGAGTTATGAAAGAAATAGAAAAGTCCGTATTAGATGTAGCTAAAGAAATGGGTGTCGACCATAAGTATGTGTTAAACAAGTTAAAGAACCTTGCTGACTACAGTGAAGATGATAATATTATTTTGCAATCAACAAAAGAATTAGGTAAGATTGTAGGTACATCAGGCAATGTAGTTAAGCAGAGAGAGACTGGTCTTCTTGGGGTATTTCAGGGTTTTTCGCAAGAAGAGCTAGAAGGAGCCTCAAGAGCTAAACAATTAACCGAGGAAAAAAATGGAGAAATCAAACCAATCAACGAAAAAAGTAAGAGAACTTAAAGATACTAATGAGGTTGAATAAGTGGCTATTAACGAACATCTCGATGATGAGACTTTCACTACAGATAACGAAGGTAATATTATCAGTTGTCCTCACTGTGGAACTCGTCATTTAAGGAGGGATGGATGGAACTATTACAAAGACTCAAAGAAACAGATGTGGCTTTGTTATGGTTGTCATAGAAAAACATTAAAACCAAAAATACTACAACAAAGTCCGTTCACAAAAGAAACACCTGTGACCGAGGATTTGCCAGTTGAAGAAATTATTAAATTTAGAAATA